GACGGCGCTACCGTTGTAGTAGTTGTTGATGGTGTCGTTTTTGTAGAAGGTACTGTAGTTGTTGTTGTTCCACTAGGAGTAGACCCATCTTGTATTAAAATCCATTGACCTAGTTTATTATCAAATTTAAATCCACCCATAATACCCCCTAGTAGGCGGCATACTGCTTAAGAGCAGTAGCCGAACTAATAATATCTCTTTGTTTCTGTAAACGTAACTGTGCCAAATAATCCTCAAGGTCAGCCTGCGACTGTGCCTCACTCATAGCGATACGGTTCTGTTCATCTTGTAACATTTGTGTTTCATCAGCAAGCGCACGTTGCATGTCTGCAGCATAACGTTCCAAACCTTTGCGTTGAATACCTGAAGCCACAGCAGGACCAGCCAAACCACGCTGACCATAGCCAGCCATTTTGGGACGGAAACCTTCAGTAAGTTTACGTGTCAAATCCGCTATATTGCGTGTGCCACGTTGCTGCCCAAGAAACGCAGCCTGTTGGTTTGCTATGGATGTTGCGGAACGGCGTTTACGTGCAGACGCTTCAGCCATTCCGTAATCACCGTAATATGCGTCTATCATTGACATAATGTTACCTAGTTGCTTTCAACTGTTTTAGTTCATCTATTTCTTTTTGTAAACGTTCTAGTTCAGCCTGAAGTGACACAAAAATGTTTTGTAAAACATTTTTGTCCACACTTGTCAGCAGAGACAGAGAGTTAACAGACCAAGCCATTAAGCAAACACCTGCGAACCTATAACAAGTTGGTCACTGTCGCCAGTTACACCGCTTGTGCCAGATGATGCTGCTGTTAAACGACCAGCCGAATCAACTGTAATGTTTGCTGTTGTATAAACACCAGCAACCACACCTGTTGATGTCATCGCAGCCGAGTTTATAGCCCCAGCGTCAATGTTTGTGCCTGCCGCCAAATTTTCACAGAAAGTTTTTATAGCAGAAAAGTTTGCGTTAACTTCTGATGCGATAGCGGCTGTGCCGTTAACAAAACTGTTTGGAATAGTAAGTGTAGCCATTGTTATCCTTTAACCTGTCTAGGTTGATATTTGTATCCGATGCTGTTAATACCCCACAACTGTCCTAATGGACCATTAAATTCCAATTGAACAGTTTGGGCTAAACCCAAATTGTTTCCAGTAATCAGCAAAGAACTAACAGCACCACTAGACCAATCCTCTCCCCAGTTACTAGACCCCCAAACCATACCTAAGTTGGCTGGAGATTGAACCAAATTGAACGTTCTACGTTCATTACCTTCTGCTTCATCAAAATCATGATAAACTTTGACACCAATAGTTTGACTTACCGAAGACTGCTTAATAACAAACTCTGGACGGCGAAACATCTTACGTTGCGTATACGAACCAGCATCAAACCACTTAGTACGATACTTACTAGTATAAGAAGCATCGCTACCAGTAATATTATCAAACTCTTGGTCATACATATCAACCTGCAAAACATAAGGTAAAGTTGGATGAGTCAACAAACGATACTCAACATTAGACGCATTATGCCAATTACACCCAGTAGTCAAACCTTTACTGTCTGCAGTTGAAAACTGCATCCAAGAACCCCTAGCACCAATAGTCGGGTCATAAACAAAATTGACAGTACTATTGGTTACACTACCAGTTTTAGTGTATGCTGCAGAAACCCACAACCGTTGACCAATCCAACTCAAATGAAAACTATCCTCAACACCAACAGTAATATAATCCAACTCAATAATAGGTCTAAGGTTTTCAAAAATGTCTGTAATACTAGAACCATTATAATAATATACGCCCTCGGGGTTAGAAAAGAAATACACACCTTTATCGCTAACAGCAAGATTATGTGGTGTATCAATACCTAGGTTGCTAGAAACTTCCACAACTTGAAAGTTGTCGGAATCATAACCAAACAAAGCAAAAATTGCGTTCGGTTTAAAAATAATTAACTGACCAGCAACAGTAGCCAAACCAGTAATACGATTACCGCCAGCATTAATCTCAATATAATCATCCGAAGCCCAGTTCTCAGGCGCATTTTCCAACGACCAATGCAAACGGTTCGGATAATCAACACCATTAATACGAACATTAGCCGCAAACATTTTATTAGCATGAACATGCAATAACTCTGCTGTTGGCATTTTATGTTCCGAAGTAGTTGGCGTACTTTGCCAAGCATGAGGCGCAACACCACTCGCTGTCAATGCCGTAGCATAAGTACTAGCAGTATTCCAAACATATCCACCATTACCAGTATTGCCAGTAGCAATATAAAGTTTAGTACCCCATTGCGCAAAACTTGCGCCATGCGTACTAGTAATAACAATAGGATTACCAGCACTGTATTCCAACAAACTAAAATTAGTACCACTAGACTGATAAATTCTAGTTTCTGTAGATAGCATTATGCGTGGTGTAGCACCATAAAACGGAACTAAAGATTGCGGTGTCCAAGTACCAGAAACCGCTGTACTGTTAATGCGGCGCATACCACCACGACTAAACACACCACCTCTAGGGTCAATTTCAACATTCAACATATCAGGAGATTCGTTATCAGCCAACTGAAACTGGTCGGCACGAAAGTTAAGCCCCCCAGTAAAATCTTTCAGTTCACGAACACGAACTCTAGCCATTATCCGCTAAATCCTTACCCATGTTAAGCATCCAACCCTGAAAGGTTGGACGACCAGAAGTTTGCCCCTGAGACAAACGCAAATGCCCATGACTACTAGGTTTCATAATGTTTTCTTTAGCCAAGACAACACCTTCATCAAAAGCACGTTTATATTCCTGAGCCATAACCGTATCCTCAAGACGTTGATACACACGACTGCAAGCATAATACACCAAAGGAAAATGCAAAGACGGACTAGCATCTACAGCACCACCACTAGTAACCCAATCAATCGGCTCACGATAAGCACGAACATTCAAAGTACGAACATTGTTCGGTTTAGGAAACAAATGAATTTTGCCTTCCCAAATAGAATAAAACAACGGGTCACTAGAAGTATCATACGAACCAATATACGTGTTTTCCGCCATGTCATGTCCAACCATCTCTAAACGCAACCCAGTACCCGTAGGGTCAACAATAGAAATAATCTGACCAATAGGGTCAGCCGTGAAAGCACTAATGGTGTATTCTCGTTGCTCAGCAACAGTATTGAAAGTAAACGACTTTTCTAGAAAAGACCAGCGTTTCTCCATATCCAATATACGGTAGTATCCGTCACGGATATAAACATTTAATAACGAATCTGGTAGGTCTTCTGTGTCTAGGTCTGTGATGTCACGGACGGTTTGACGCAACGTTGTTGCGGTCATTGTTGCGTATGCCATTGTTACTCCTCTGAATCAATTTGTTCAGCCACTTCAGCCAAATTGACAGCCTGACGGTAATGCCCGACACATAGTTCTTGCCCCTTCATACGGTTAGCGCCACAAGTGTCGTCATTGCCCATACATTTGTTACCCCGACCCAAATATTCGCCGCTGGCAGCAGCCAACGGCGCATCAGCAACAGCGGAAAGCCTATAGTGGTCTACTGGTTTGCCGTATAATGCGTATGTTGGGATTGAGTTGTTCATCATAATATGGGTATCCGTTCCTTAAGGTAATGTTGATAATACTTTTTCTAACATTTTACGACCATACTTGTTACCCACACTGGCTTTACGGGTCAAAGCACCGACAGGTTTAGTTACCCCTTTAGCAAGCAACCCCAAACCTTTCATTGCTGTAGCGCCACCTCTTTGAGTATATAACCAAGCATTTAAAAGGTCACCTTTAGTTCCTTTGCCAGTTAAAATATTTTCTAATTGATTTAACGGCAATAAAGACTCACCTGCAAAAGATACTTTTTGACCATATTTATCTTCTGACCGTATAATTCCAGGACTTTTTTTATTCCATCTCAACAAATCAGCCAACTGTGCATCCAAATTTTCTTTACCGAAACGAACAACACCAGACAAATTTACCATATCGTTAAATGGTCCAAAACCAGGTTTTGTTTCAATAATAGATTTAGTACGTTGTTCGTACTCAAACCCTTTTGGGTCAGCAGCCATTTTAGCCAAATCCAACGCAGAATTAACCTTGCGCTTATAACGTTGGTTACGAGGAGTAACCATTACTTCCTCTTTGGTGCTTTAGAACCTTTTGATTGTTTTGCTCGGAACGCTGCCAAACGTGCATTAAGTTCCTCGGCAGTTTCCTGTCGCCTGCCAGAACGCAAAGGCACACTAGGTTTAACATTATAACCCTCGCCACCCTTGCCAAGAACTGCTCTTGCAGCAGCCACATCAGCAGATGTGGTCAATTTAACATTCTTAAGTTCCTCAGCAGTATACTTTCTCGCCGACACAGACAAAGGTTTAACCTTCGGACGTTTCGCTGCATTTGCGTC